CTCGACGGCTTGCTGCAGGTTGGCAGCGGTGATCGCGGGGGTCGCCCCGATCACGACCTCACGCAGCACGTTCGTCTGCGTGATGGTCCCCGCCGAAGCCTCGAACTGGAAGGTCACGGCCGGGTTGGTCCCGTCGTCGAGGACGACCTGATCGTTCGCAGCCGGAGCACCCGAGAGGGTCACGGTGCCCGTCGCGCGCACGGCCGCGTCCGGGATGGTGATGGTGTCACCGTTGTCCGGATTGGTGCCGCCCGAGAACGTGATCGTACCCTCGGCAGCGGTGCCGCCGACGGCCGACTGCGCACCCTGCACCGTCGCGTCGGAGGTCGCCTCGCCGTTGGCGACGCGCAGGTACACGAGCTGCTGTCCGTGCTTGAGGAACTGGATCGCGGTCAGGAGCCCGTAGTCGCTGTCGACCGGGTATCCGAACTTGGCGATCAGGTCGGGCTCGGACGTGATGACCGTGGGTTCGTCCACGTCACCCTTCGTCGCGCCCCCCACGATCGCCGGGGTCGTCTGACCCAGCACGACCGCGTAGTCGTTGAAGGTCAGCTCGTTGGTGTAGATGCCGGGTGAGATCCTTCCAGCCATGATTCGTCGTCCTTCTCAGCGGTTTGCGGAGTGCGGGTCCTGTCGGCTCAGCCGATCTGGATGTGCCCCTTGGCCGCGAGGATCTCGGTGTGCTCGGTGAGCAGATCCTCGCGCAAGAGACCGGAGTATTCCCGGGGCAGGAGCTTGATCTCCTCCACGGACCCGGCGTCGTTGACGACGGAGGCGAAAAGGGTCTGCGACAGCATGTTCCTCAGACGGACGTAGCGGGGCTTCACCTTGAGGACGGGGTTGCGAGGAGGGGTCGCCGGGCTCGACGACTTGCTTCTCTTCGCGGGAGGGGTCGCAGCTTCCGGCGCAACCGTGGTCGCGTCGGTGGTCGGTTCGGTGGTCTTCTTCTCGGGCATGGTCATTCCTCGCGTGAGTAGTCTATCCGGCCGCCGCAGGTGCGGAGAAGGGGCAGTCGGGAAGGTGTGCGGAACGAGACCGCAGGGTTTCGGCGAGCCTCTCCACGTCGAAGCGTCTGCCCCGAGTGACCATGCGGACCAGGACCGGCTGCACGCGGCGGTGCCACGCGGCGTATCGCTCGAACTCGGGGGTCTCCCGACAGGAGCAAGCGCGATCCTTACAGCTCGTGGCCTGCATGGGTGCCATCGTATCGCTGGGCGTAGGGGGTGGCAATGGTGAGAGAAGTCGACACCCGAAGGGCAAGAGAGGTGCTCAGAGGCTGGATCAGGAGGACCGCTCCCTGGTTGAGAGAGTCGTCGAGGGCCTCCGGAACGGTCACGGTCGGGGCCGTGTCGTCGTTCTCGGCTTGCGCGGTCCCCGTCCCAGAGGTGAGGGGGACGACGATGAGGTACGGGCGGGTCTCCAAGCCCGTCCAGGTGTACACGTTGTCGGACCCATCGACGACAGGGCCGGTCGAGGGTGCGATCTCCGTCCCGGGCAGTAGCCTGCGCACCACGATGTTCCCGAAGCGCGCCACAGCCGCAGCCCCCGAGCCCCGCACGCTCACATCGAAGATCGGCTGGGTGATGAGCGCGAAATAGCTCGCGCGCTTCCACTCGGACTGCGCGGGCAGCGTGATCTGCCTGCAGGACTCCCAGGTCGGCGTGCTGCCGGGCGTGTGCGCCCCGTCGTTCTGGAACACGTCGAGGACCACGTCCTCATCCGAGAGCAGACGGAAGTGGATGTACAGGATCCCCCGCCCGCTGGAGAGGTGCATCGGCTTGTTGACGAAGTCCACGATGTCCGTCGGGTCGGTCACGCCGACCACGAGCGCGGAGTTCGCCAGAGCACCCTCGGGCGCGAGAGAGCTGACGCCGATCGTAGCGTTGCCTGCGGTGGGCCACTGAGTCGCCACGAGCGACGGCGTGACGTACGGCTGGTACAGGTTGAGGGACTCGGTCACGGGTCGGAACTCGTCTCCGAGCGGGTCCGGGTCGGTGATGATCCCGTCCGTCCCCGCCACGTTGTCCTGCCACGAGCTGTGCGGGTCGAGCGTGTCGAAGTACGGCTGCGTCTCGGCGGCGGTGCGGAAGTGGGTCGTGTTGAACGTGAGGTCGATCTCGATGCGGAAGTACCGCTGGTCGTCCTCGCCCTCCAATTGCGAGAGGTCGCTCATGGAAGACATCTTCAGCGCCTGCCGCAGCGTCCCCCAAGGGTCGCCGTGCTCGACGTTGAGCCACACCTCGGTGCCCGCCGTCCCGAGCTGCCCCAGCTCAGAGAACAGCCACTCCTTCATGTACACCATCGTGTAGCGTTTGCGGCACCACAGGTTGAGGCGGTACGTCGTCTGGTACATCCCCGGCCACGGGTGGCTCTCGTGCTCCAGAGTGCCCTGGCGGAAGACCTGGGTGCGGAAACGCTTGGGCACGCCGTCGTACTCGGCGTGCGGGTTGGTGTCGATGCGCTCGAAGGAAGCCAGCGGCAGGGGGACCACCGGGAATGCCTTGGCGTTGTCTCGATACTCGTCGGCGTCCGTGCCGACCACGAATCCCTGCTTGACGAGGAGAACCCACAGCGCGGCGAAAGCTCGCTGCGGTCCGGCCATCACCTGCAGGATCGGGTGGTTGAGCTTCGCGCTCCCGCCCAGGTCCCCGTAGTCGACGGTCAGGTCGGAGAGCCACGCGCTGAACGCCTCGTCGTGACGGCGGAGGGTGTCCTCCAGTGAGTGCGGTGTCGCCATCAGCCAGCCTCCCGGTCACGCCTGCTGCCGTTCATCGTCGCCTTCACGTCCTCGACATCGAAGCCGCGCTCGGCAAGCCAGAGCATGTACGGCGAGATTTCGAGCACCGGGCCGCCCGCCTCAGAGACGCCCTGCTCCACGAAGCCGACGGGGTTCCCGAACACGCGCTCGCGCAGGTACACACGGGCGCGCAGGTCGGCGAGCGAGTGCCACTTGTCCCGCGTACGCGGGTCGGGACGCACCACGAGGTTCTTCCCGCCGACGAGGATCACGAGGCAATGCTTCGCGTCCGATCGCTTCTCCTCGGGCACGTCCTGTAGCGAGAAGTCCTCCAGGAGAAAGGTCCGCTTCAGGCGCAGGCCGAAGTCGAGATCGAGATCCACCTCGACGCGGTTCGCCGTCTGCACGCGCACCGTTCGGCCGCGAAAGGTCCTGGAAGCCAACGTCACGAGCCCGACCTCACCATCTCGCAGTTGCACACGCGATAGAGGCGGATGTTGGTGTTCTTCCAGTACCCGCCGGACTTGTGCTGCTTCACGAGGTAGCGGTCGCCGTCCCAGATGAACTCGTCGCCCGCGTACACCGTGATCCCGAGAGCGTCGAGGAGCCCGTGCGGGAAGAACACGATGATGTCCCGCATCTCGTCGAACCCGAGCTTCTTCAGCTCGCGGTCCTTCATCTCGCGCTGCACGCGGCCGTGGATGTTGACCGGGGTGGCGAAGACCTCGACGGCCACCGCGTTGTCGACGGCGTCGCCGTGCGGCTGCGCCCATTCGCCGGTCGCACCGATGGTCGTGTCGATCGACTCCCCCCACAGCGGATCCCAGGCGGTGTGCCCAGCCTCGCCGATCGGTTCGGTCACGTCGCCAGGAGCGTCCGAGCCCGGGGTGATGTCGCGTTCGAGGCAGTAGTAGGGGAGCTGCGGGTACATCCGCCGGTACTGCTCGTTGATCATTCGCACCTGCAGCGCGAGGTCCTTCCCGTACGCGGTCGGGAAGTTCGTCTGGTGCGTGTAGTCCTCCGGCAGATACGGCATCAGACCCCTCCCTTGACCACCATCTTGCTGCCGACGGCGTCCTTGATCGCGGACAGGACACGGCGTCGCATCTCGCGTCGTGCGGCTGGAGCCCGGCGCTTCATCAAGTTGAAGAACGGACCCCAGTGCGGTCGCGCGGGCACGGTGATCGTCCCGTGCTCGTGGACCTTCATCAGATCGTTGAGGAGGATCCCGGCGGAGCTGCCGTCCGGCTTGCGGGCCTTCGCCTGCGTGTGGAAGCCGATCCGCCAGCGTCCGCTGCCCTTGGTGCCCAGGCGGCGGAAGACGCGAATCTGGTCCACGTAGCGTCCGGTCGCAATCATCGTGCGCAGGTCGAGGCCAGTGCTCTCCTTGAAGTCAAGCCACTGCGGCGAGAGGTTCGTCCCCGACTCCGGGTACAGGATGACCTTGAAGGACGCGAACCGTTGGCCCTCGATCCGCGCGACGAAGTCCTCCTTCTCGTCCTCGGCGTGCTCGTCCATCGCATCCACGAGCGCAACCCGCGCTGCCGCGCTCGCGGCGCGGGCCAGGACGGGAAAGTTCGGGATGTGGGACTTCTTGTAGGCCATCTGCCCTCTGCCAGTGGCAGCCTGCCACTGGCAGGCTCACTCGATGACAGGCACCCCCGGTCGGCGGCGCAGTTTGAGGTCCTCCTCCATTTGCTCCATGTCCTCGCGGCCCTCCTGGGCCAGCTCGGCGTAGTCCACCAAGTCGGCAGACCCCTCGGGGTTGGTGATCCCCGCGAACTTGCCCCGGATGCGCGAGAGGATCGTCTTCGCGTACGCGATGGCGTACTCGATGATCCAGTCCACGTCCCCGGCGGGGACCGCCAGGAGGCCCTGAGCGTCCTCCTCCTCGGTGTACCGGGCGTTGAAGGTCACGGCCGCCTCGACGTTGTCACTCTCGACCGAGACGTACACGAAGTAGTGGTTCTCGTACGTGCTTCCGCCCACGTCGACCTGCTCCCACTGAGCGTGCCACTCCGGCTCGGAGCTGACAATGCGACTCGCGTCCTCGGAGTACGAAAGGCGCTGCGCCACGTCGCCGAAGGTCTCGTCGCCATAGGTCGGGCCGGTGAGCGAGGTCACGTACGGATCGAAGGGGTCCACGCCCGCAGGCTCGGTGCGGCGCGTGATCCACTCCACGTCGACGACCCCGAGGAGATTCGGGATCACGTTGTCCAGGCGGATGCGCTTCGTCGCCTGCGCGACGGTGATCGCGTGCCGCCCTTGGAACGGGAGGTAGCGGTTGTACGGCCGGAGGGCCTTCCGAACGCACACCTTGATGTCGCCATCGGTCAGCTCGACCTCAACGCCTGAACCACCGAGGGAGGTACGGACCTCCTCGGTGATCCGCTCATAGGTGAGTTCGGAGTTCGGCACGGGTTAGTCCTCCAGCATCTCGTACTCTTCGAGCCCGGACAGGAGAGCGGCCAGGGTGGAAGCGCGGTTCATCTTCAGCGAGATGTCGAATTCCTCCTCCTCGACCAGACCACGAAGCTGGCCGAGAGTCATGGCTTCGACATCCGCACGCTTGTACGTGTTGTAGCCCTCCTCGTCCCCGTCTTCTTCCTCGGCCTCGACCTCCAGCTCGGGCGGCACCTCGACCTCGGACAGTTCTTCTTCGGACTCCTCCTCGACCTCCGGCTCGCCGCCCTCCTCGACCTCGGGGGCGGCCTCTTCGGACATCTCTTCTCCAGGTGCCGCCGAATCGGGGTCATCCGGGGAAGTTTCGTCGGCGAGGTCCTCGGCCGTAGTGTCAAGGTCGGTGAGCGCAGGCGCGTCCGGGAGCTGCGCGGAGGCGGACTCCTCCGGCCGATTGACCGGCGCATCCGGGAAGATTTCCCGAACGGCCTCGCGCACGGCCGCGAGGTTGTCGTCGGTGACCGACGCACAGGTGAGCAGCACGCTCGCCGGAGCTTGGATGAAGGTCACTCCGTCCGCGATCCCCTGTGCCGCAAGCTCCGATCGGAGTCTCTCGACGAAGACCTCGCGCGTCTCTCCGAGGACTTGACCTTCGCGTACCACCGCGCCCGCAAGGCGAAGGCGGCCCAGCTTCTTCGCGCTTTTCTGCTCTTCCTGCGCAGCGATCGTAGCAGCGTGACGCTCGTCGCGCGCAGCTTCCTGAGCCACTGCACTGTCGAGTTCGGCGGGATGGCCGGGAAACGGATAGAGCGGGCCGGACCCGCTCACGAACTGCTGGTAGAACGCGCCGCGCACGACGTACGTGCCTTTGCGGCGGGCGCGGTCCGTCCACGGGTGGACGGTGAGCGGAACACGGTTCTCGTCGTGGATGATGACCGGCGTCCGCTGAAGGTTGACGTAGGCGGGTTCCGTCGTGGGTTGCTCGTCCGACATTTCAAGGGCTCCTTGGGGTTTCAGGGTGCGTCGTGGACGCGCGTTGTCGCGCCCGGTGGATCGAACGCGGCCATGATATCAAGGGGAAGTCGGGGGAGAAAGAAAAGGGGGCAGCCCCGTGAGGAGCCGCCCCGCCAGCGTGCCACCGATGCGCATACAGCGACAGCCGGGATTAGGTGAGGCTGATGCGGACGTACATATCCGCGTTCACCATCTTGGAGGCGTAGCGCGAGGCCAGCCCCTTCTGGGTCAGGAAGTCCGCCGTCTGCAGACTCGGGGTCGTGTACAGGAGCTGGTACGGAGCCCACACGAACCCGGCCTCGAAGAACTGCGAACCCTTGAAGCCCATGAGCAGGTTGCCACCCGCAGCCGCGCCCGTCTCGTTGATCAGGCGCAGGTCCTTGTAGACCCGCCACTTGTTCATCAGCGTGCCGATGAAGTGCAGGCCCTGGACGTTGCTCGGGCGCGGAGCCGAGACGAACATCCCGGCGGGCAAGGACTCGATCACGTTGCAGCCCTGCTCGTCACCGACGATCCAGTTGCCGTAGCCCTTGCGGGTGCGGAACTGGATGGAGTTGCTGGCGACGTTCAGGTTGTAGATCAGGTCCTTGAAGTGCTCCTGCTGGGAGTATTGCGGGGTCGCACCCGGCGGGTCCTTCGAGAAGGACGAGGCGACGGGAGCAACCGCCCAGATCGCGGAGATGATCTGGCGAGCGATCTCGTCGTTCATCTGCTCGGCGGCACCCGACACGAGCTGCGGCTCCAGGGAGACGCCGAACTCGGCCATGATGTCCTGCATCGCCTCCATGCTGTAGTTGACCTTCAGCGCGCGGCGCTCGGTCTCGGCGGTGGAGGTGATGATCTGGACGTCGACCTGCGGGATCGAGGTGGAACCCTCGGAGTCCCAGCGGTACGTCGCCCAGTTCGTGGCGGAGGTGGTGAAGCCGGTACCCGTGGTGACGGTCACCGTGATGCTCCACGCCCCGGTGGTGTAGTCGATCGAGCTGGCAGCGACGGTCGCTCCGGCGGACAGGAAGCCGCCGTTGCCGTCGTCGACGAACTCGATGTCCGCCGCAGTACCGGAGGGCTCGTCGACCTCAGCCGTGATCCTCACCGTGCCCGGACGCACACCGCCACCGTCGTGGAAGGCGAGCGTGCCCGTGTTGGTGACGTTGGCCGCCCCGAGCGCGGGGATCGCTTCGTTGTCGATCACCTCGTTCGAGAAGTCGTACCCGGAGGACTGCTTGCCGGTGTTGGCATCGAACAGGCGCTGGCCGTGGGAGTAGCTGCCCTTGTTCGTGCCGACGATCCAGTTCCAGTACACGATCGTCGCGGAGCGGCGGGTCGTGGGCTGGACGGAGACCAGCTCGTTGATCGGGTTCGTGGGGAACCCGGCCCGGATGATGGGGAAGAGGTAGTCGGAGAAGCCGCCGACGAGCGCGGAGCGCGTGGTCTCGTCGATGAGCCAGCGACCCTGCGGGTCGAGCGCGCGACGGCCGCCGCACTGACGGGCGAGCCACCACTTCGCGTTCTCCAGGAGCATCGCCGTCTGGGCGCGGAGCATCTCGTCCTTGACCTCCATCTCGGAGCCCTCGGCGAAATACTCCATCCAGCCCCCTTCGGCGAGCGGGATGGTCGTGAGCTTCAGGGCGGTCTCCAGGATGCCCTCGTAAGCCCCCGACGGGTTTAGGACCATGTTCGTCATCTGTCTATTCCTCGCGTGAGGTCGTTGAGTCGAAGTCAGCCCTCGGCCACTGCCGTGCGTCCCTTCATGGCCTTGAGCGCCCCCTCGGCGACGGTGACCTGCCTCGGGCGTTCCTTCGGCGTGTCCTCCGTGTCGGGCGGCGGCTCAACGTCGTCGGATTCGATGACGACGCGAGACGGAAGGGTTCGGCGCGTAGCCGAAGAACCGCCCTCGGCGACGTCGGGCTCGTCGTGAGACTCCACCACCGGGCGCACGGCTGCAGGCAACAGCCGCTCCGCGATCTGCTCGACGTGCGCTGCATCGCGCCCGAGGAGCAGGATGTCGCGGAAACGCTCCAGGGAGGAGACCTCTCCGATGACCCGATCCACCGTAGCGGTGACCGCCTCCGAGCGTTGAGACTCGGGACGGGTCGCCAGAAGTTCCTCGGCGAGTTTCAGCTTCGACGCCGTCGTCTCCAGCTTCCCCTCGACCTCCGCGAGCTGTTCGATCACCACGTCAAGCTGCCCTTCGGCAGTGCCCGTGGCCGACTCAGCGACTTCCAGCCGCTCCCGGAGGTGCCCCGCTTCCGCAATTGCGTCACGAAGCTGCTCCCGGAGACTTTCGGTGACCTGCGCGAATCCATCCACGCGGTCTTCCTCACCGGCCGCCGAAGCCTGTCGGATGGCATCGTCGATCGCAGCGTCCAGATCCCCGTCTTCGGATTCCAACAGGCCGAGGGAGTAGCGCGTCAGCATCCGCTGCAGGGAAAGGGCTTGCTCGGTGTGGAGCTTGCCTTCCCCTTGCAGGGCGCTGCCGCGTTCCGTCGCCTGTGCAATCTTCGCACGGAGGCTGGACCGCAGGAACGGGTCGATGTCATCGAGAGGCGTCTCGACCAGTTGAGAGACCTCGACGGCGAATTCGTCCGCTTCGGTCACCGTAGCCGACGAGCCCTGCCCGTCGGTGTGCGATTCGTTGAGGATCATGATCTCCCGGAGCTGCTCTGCGGCTTGCCCCAGGTCGCCCACGTACCCCCAGTTCCTTCCGCCTTCGGCGGTGAACTTCTGCTCGTGCTGCTTGAGCTTGGCCTGCAGCGTGCGCAGGAGACCGGCGATCTCCTTCTTCCGCGCAGCGTAGGCGGACTTCGCATCCTTCCCGCGCGCCTCGTCCGTCGCCTCGCCGCCCTCCTCGTCCTCCTTGACCTGCTTCGGCACCGTGGGGAACGCGCCGGGGACGGAAGGCTTCATGACCGCGTCCCAAGTCTCGAAGACGAAGCTGTCCGGGTCGACGGTGCCGTCGTCGCCGACGGTGCCGTTGCCGCGCGAAGAGACGCCCCACCGGACGTTCTTCTTCGTGTACTCCTTGAGGATCAGGCCGTTCGGCGTGTCGAGGACCTCGGCGCGTCCCCAGACGGTGCCGTCCTCTTGGAGCTTCGCAGCGACGGTGACGATCGCGCCCTCCTTGCCGTCGGTGCGTCCGTCCTTGGGGTGTTCCAGGTGCCCGAGCATCGCGCGCTCGCCGATGTTCTTCTGGACGTAGCTGGCATCGTCCGCGATGAGCTTGTCCCAGATCGCCCGGGGGTACTTGCGCTTATTCGCGTTCGGCACGTCGCTGCGCTGGAACACGCCCTCGACGTACCAGGAGCCCTTCGGGATCTTGACCTTCGTGCCGTCGGAGAGCTGCCGCTCCTCCAGCTCCATCTCCTCGGCCGACTCGACCACGACACGCGGCCCACCCTCGGACTCCAAGAGGGTGTCGAGCGCCTCGCCCAGCATTGTTCCGTCGCCCTGTGCAAACCACACCTTCGCGTCCTGCACGACGTAGGCGACGCGCGGGTACATGACGAGGTTGTCCTCCCCGTCTGCCCACTCTTCCAGCCAGCCTTCGCAGAGCAGGCGGCGATCAGAGGCCAGGGTACCAGTCATTTTCGGGCTCCTCGTCGGGGAACTTCAGTGCGGGCTGCTTGGCTTCACGCGGGATGATCTGGATCACACGTTGCTGAGCCGGGATGCACTGAGCCACGCCGAACTCGCGGGCGTAGTCCACCGCCGTCTCTCGAAAGTCCTTCTCGAACCCACGCAGACGAAGGAGAAGCACGACCCTTGCCGGGTCGGTGCCCAGGTCGAAGCTGCTCTCTGCGTCATCATCTAGTTCCAGGAGGAAGGTCTCACGGTCGCGGTCCCACGAGAGCACGAAGAAGTCACCCGGGAACACGCTCGGAATCGGAACCTGGGGCATCGCTCGACTCCTTCGCGCCTCGTGTTTGGCCGCAGACAGGACACTTCGACGGGTAGCGCCCAGGGTAGACAGGCATCGGGAACCCGCAGTCTTCGCACGGCTCCAGATGACGGCCTCGACTCAGCGCGTTGCTGAGTCCCTGAGTCAGCTTCTCGTCGAGTGCGTACATCACGCCCGCCAGGATTCGAGCCTGACCAGCTCTCCGTTCCAGTAGCAGAGCGTCAGCTCGCCGAGGACATCGTCGCCACCCGTCGCATAGAAGCTCAGGTGGTTCTTCACGTCCGCGACGGCCCACTCGATCCCGAAGATCACACGCCCGCCCGGGGTCACCGCGACGTTCGCCACGTCGGCTCCGGCAATGCGCAGGTTGTGGACTGCGCCGGAGCCCCCGGCCAGACCCGTTCGGGTCTGCACGGTCGCAACGTCGTTCCCCGAGAGAGCGGTGTTGCTCGCGTCGGGGTGGCTGCCCACGAGGCGCAGGACGCCCTCGCCGTCGAGGGAGGCCACGATGTCCATCGCCGCCGTGTCCGTGTTGATCTTGGTGACGAGGTTCGTCAGCGTCAAGCTGAGCGTCGTTCCGATCACGACCTGCCGTAGCGTGGCGGTCTCGGTGACGCTGCCGTCGCTGTCGAACTCGTACGTGACGGCAGCGTTGATGCCGTCGTCGATGATGAGCTGGTCGGCGTCGTCCGGTTGGCCGGAGAAGGCCACCGAGCCGCGTTGAACGTCTCCGCCGTACGCGCTCAGGGTGAAGGCCGTCTCGCCGTGGTTCTCGATGAGCCCGAACAGCGTGTCCGCGAGAGGACCCTCCGGGCGCTTGAGAATCCCGATCAGGTCGCCCTGATCGCCGGTCTGACGACCGACCGCGAACTGGTGCGTTCGCGGGATGCTTTCGATGGTGGTCGGCATGGGGCCTCCAGTGGTTGCTCGGGTGCCAGGACAGAGAGCCGGAGGGGGTCGGGGAGCCGTAGCCCCCCGACCGACCAGCTACTCGTCGAGAGGATCAGTTGATGGGCGCGTTGGTACCGCTGGTCGCCGTGTCGAAGTGGACCGGCTCCAGGATGTCGTCGCCCCGGATCTGCAGGACGCCCCGACCACCGCCGAGCGCCTGCAGGCGCATCCACACGTCGATGCCGGGACGCAGGAGGATCGTGGCCTCCCTGCGGCACCGCTTCTCGACGACGACGGTAGCGACGGCGGCGAGGTTGTTCGCGGCGCTCGTGTCGGCCCACGAGCCCGGGGTCACGTTGTCGGCCCCGGCCGGAGCGACCTGCACCGTGACCGTGAGGTTGTTGGCGCTGTCGGGGTTCTCGAACAGGAGGGTCAACTTTCCGCTCCGGTTCGGCTTGGTGCGGAAGCGCAGGACCTCCGCCTCCGCCACGGGAGCGCGGAAGTCGAAGTTCCCCATCGTTGCGATTTGTGCCTGCGGCATGTCGTTGCTCCTTGGAATCAGGTAGCTGGTGTGAGGGCTCGCGTGACGTGCCCCATGAGTTCGCCCCCGTCCGAGTAAACCTCCGGGCTCGCGAGGGCGAGAGGCCCGTAGGGGTTCTGAGTTTTGAGCCAGTCGAGGAAGGCCCCGACCTCCGGTCTGTCGGCATCATCGTATCCCGACCACTGCTCGCCGAAAAGGGCAAGCCACCCGTCGGGATTGGCGACTGCGGAGTTGCCCAGCTCGTCGATGACGAGCGCGTCCACGGCGACCTCACGGGCGTCCACCACGCGAATCCTACCAATCGACCGCATCGCTGTCGCCATCTTGGCGCTCTCGCGGCGTACGTCGACGACAGGACGGTCCTGGATCGCGGCGATCCAGTCGGTGAAGTCGAAGTCCGGCTCGAATTCGACAAGGGCCTGCAGCTCGCGGAGGTACTTCGCCCGCTGCAGGTCCGTCCGGCGGCGAGCCTGATCGCACCGTAGCGCGAAGAACTCGTCCGAGGGCGGGGCCACCTGCAGCTCGGGACGGAGGCCGTCGAACAGGAGCGTGACGGGGTCGAGAGGGGCGCTGATGACCACGAAGCCGGTGCCCATACCCCAGGGCAGCGTCCACCAATCGGCCAGGGCGAGGAGCGTGTTCTGCTCGTTCCACACGGCGAAGTCCAGCGGTCGCGGGTCCACTCGGTCGGGGTCCCGCAGCTCCGCGCCGCGCATGAAGAGGTCGGTGAGTTCCATCAGGCGACGAAGACGTCCTCGGGTTTCGCTCCGTTGAAGAAGGTCCATCCTAGCGACTTGGCGATCTTGATGCACTGGTCGCGGTTCGACTTCGACCCACAGTTGACGCGGACCAGATACTGCTGGAGGTCAATGTCGTGGCGGATGTTGACCTGCAACGCAGACGATGAACCGCAGCCGCCGGTCCCGTTATGTGCTCCGAGCTTCACCCACTGCTCCGGCGTCGTGTAGCGTTCGGTCTTCGTGTTCCCGAACGAGTCCCCCGTACCGACGATGTACACGTCGAGCCGCAGGGCGAGGCTGAGGTCGAAGTAGACCATCTGCTCACCTGACGTGAAGCCCTTCCGGAAGCAACAGAAAAGACCCTGCCCGCCGCCGACGTTCATGTCCGCTCCGGGAGACGCACCCATCTTCGTCACGCCGTAGAACGCCTTCTGCGCGTTCGCGAGCAGTGCGCCGTTGCTCGACATCTGCTGCATCCACGTCACCACGTCAGACGCGAGGTGGTGCGCGACGTGACAGCTCGAACCCATGTGCTCGATGAGTTTCTCGCGCGTCCAACCGATGCGAGTGTGTCGGTTCCAACCGGCACCGCGAGTGTAGTGGCCGTCGACCTCGTCGGACGAGGCCATCTTGCTGACACCCGCCACCGTCGTACCGAGCTTCTTCGCCACGATCTTCTTCATCGCAGCGATCGCGCCCTTCGTGTCGCCGTTCCGGTACTGATCCATCGCGGCCTTGTACCCAACCTCGTTCACGGTCGTGCTGTCGGCCTGCGGCTTGACGGCACCGTTCCCCTGCAGGTGCTGGACCTGACGGCTCCAGTACAGCGCCTCGGAGTCGTCCGGCCCTGCGGTCGACATCCCGATGCCCGTCGCTTCCTGGAACAGCTTGAGCAGGTGCGCGACGGTAGCGGCGGAGGGTTCGCCGGGGATGATCGCCCACGCCTGACCCTTCAGCGACTCGACGCCTTCGGAGAGTCCGGACACTCCAGCACCGCCGGGCGGGTTGAAGAAGATCCGCGCCTTCGTCAGCGGGTCCTCGATCTGGAACTGCGACTGGTAGGCCGAGTTCATGACCGGCTTGTTGAGGTTGGTGACGTGGACCTCCTGGCCGCTCGGGTTCGCGGTCGGCCAGAAAGCGCCCTGCTTCTTCATCCGCACCTTGAACTTCGGCTTCGCAACGACGGGGCCTTCGTCCTCCTCGGGCGGGTCTTCCCACAGGAAGTCGGCGAGCTGCGGCGAGTGCTGCCCGAGCAGGTCCTCCTTGTTCTCGACCCAGTAGTTGATGATGCCGACGTACTGCAGGTACTGCTCGGCCATCGCGTACACCGCCTCGTTCGGCTCGCCGGTCGGGCCGTACGTTCCGCTCGGGTCAGCGGCGTCCTTGGTGAGCTGCTCCAGCTCGGGGGCGATCGCCTGCATCGCGGCGATCGTGTTCATGTTGATGTTGAGGTCGTTCTGGCCGTGCAGGTGGTAGTTGACCGACTTGATGGCCTGGAAGATTTTTTCCCAGTAGTTGTTCGCCTGATCGACCTTCAAGCGGTGCGGCCCGCCGAAGTTGTCATCGACGGCTTCCAAGCCCTGACTCGTGACTAGCTTCTTCGTCGCGGTCCGTCCGGCAGGAGCGGCGACGCGGAAGTGGATCATGGTCGCGGGCACCTTGACGCCGGGCTTCTCCTCGTACATCACCCGGCGGCACATGACCTCCTGACCCTCGACGGCGTCGCGGTCGATCTTGAGCGCCTTCCCTTGCCACCCGGCCTGCACCGCGTCGGCGATGGTCTGCTCTTCGCGCGCAGCGAAGCCCATCTCGGCAGGCGAGGACTGGAATGCGGCGGAGGGCGGAGCAATCGTCTCGGCACCGACGGCGGGCCACTTGAAGGTCGAGCGCAGACCCTTGAGGACCTTCGTCCAGTCCTTCTCGTAGCCATCCCTCCGCTTCTTCAGCTTGTTGAGGACGGCGGTCCGCTTCGTGTCGGCCGTCCCACGCGCCTCGAACACGGGCGTGAGGATCGCCGTCAACGTCTGGTCGGGCAGCGCGACCACCTTCTTGATGGTCTTGAGCATTGCGCCCCACGCCTTCTCGGGGATCTCGACCTGACCGTCACCCCAGCGGATGAGGAGCGTCTTAGCGTAGCCCGCGCCGAAGTTGCCGGGCGCGTGCCAGTTCGGGTCGAGGCTCTCGGGCTTCCCCATCAGCAGGAACTTGAACGCCTGCCCCCGGTCGACGGCGACGATCTTCCCGTTGGCCTGCTTGAGCCAGTTCCCGACGTGACCGTCGTGGTCGCCCATGAACATATCGGCCGCGTGCTGCGAGAGCAGCTCGGCCATGTTGTCGTCGTCCAGCTCGGTCGGGTCGCCGGGCGGGCTGGTCGCGTCGTCCAGTAGTGGCTGGAAGCTGACGTGCCGCGTCGAGGTGCCGACGGCAACGTCCATCACGCCGACGGGGATGTTGTTGCCCTTCAGCTCCTGCGAGAGCCGGTACGCCGCGCCGTCGGTGTCCGCGCGCCACGCTTCGCCGGGAGGCCCCCACTTCGCAAACCACTTCTTCCCGCCAGGACCGATGAGGATCGCGTTCGGCTTGGAGCCGCCACCCTGCTTCTTGCCCGTGTCGGAGAACAGGATCGGCTGCGGGTTGTTGACGTACTGCGTGTAGATCGGCGACTCGAAGGCCGAGGGGATGACCTTCTTCGGCGGAGCAGCGGTCGGCGTCTGGAAGGGGGCGGCGGCAGGCGGAGCAGCCGTAGCAGTACCGGCGGTCGCCTTGACCGGCGCGCTCGGCTTGTTCTTCTTGTGCGTCTGCTGCATCCGCGCCTTGAGCGAGGCGACGATCGCGTCGTGCTGCGCCTGACTGCACGCGCCAGCGACGAACATCGAAGCCACGTCGCGGAGCAGCGGCTTCGTGATGACCGCGTACGCGGGGACTCCGGCGGCCTTGCACCACTTGGTCTTGAAGGTCGCCATCGTGGTTCCCTTCGGCAGCTCCCCGGTGGTGTACACGTCCTCGATCAGCGCGTTGACGTCCGGCTCGGGGTGCTGGAACCAAGCGTCCAGGCTCGCGTTCGCAACGGTCTGGTCTTGCGAGATGTGCGCACCCTCCAGACCTTCTTCGGTGCATTCGAGCGCGACGATCGAGCCGCCCGGGGTGTAGCAGAGCAGGAAGTGGTACGCCTGCCCGTCCTCACCGAGCCACGAGACGTACCCGGCGGCGATGTACGGCGTGCCTGCGGCCGTCTCGAAGGACTCGCCGAAGTTCGGTCCACTCGGCCGGTCGCGCGCAGCGTCGAACCCGGTGGGCAGCGCAGCCTCGCCGTTCGAGACCTTGTACTTCAGCTCGCCGACCATCTTGTCGGTGACCGGGAACGGGCACTTGAAGTACAGCGTCTTCCAGACGTGCCCCTCGAAGGTGTCGGCAGGGATCGTCGGCTTGAACGAGGTCTGAACCGGGGGCTGGTAGTCGGAGATGTCCGGCGCCTCGGGCTCGTCGAACGCGGGCTCCGGATCTTGGATCTTGGCCGTCACCGAGTGCGCCACTTGCTCAGGAGCAACGGCCGCGACGCCCGGGATGATCTCCTCGTCGGTGTCGTCCGGCCCGGTGACCGTAGCGTGGAACGAGTCGGCCTCGACCTCAGCGAGATGCGGGAGGCCGTTCTGCTGCATCCACGCCCACGCGGAGAGCAGCGCCTTCTGCTGCCACTTCGTCTCCGACTTCGGGATCAGGTCGGACCACCAATCGTCCTCCTGGAAGAGAGGGGCTCCGGAGGAGTCGGTGCGCAGGGGGCGGATGACGATGGACTCGGACTCCTCGGGCTGCACCTTCTTCTTCGGATTGCCGCCCGTGGCGTAGGCAATGAACATCCGCGTGATTGAGGTCGTCGCACGGAAGTCGCCCAGGAAGGCCACGGGCTTGCAGGTGATCCCCGTCTCCTCCCACACCTCGCGCACGGCGGTCTTGAGAACCGCCTCGCCCTTCTTCACCGAACCCTTCGGCAGATTGAGCTTGTAGCCGCCGAACTGTCCGAGGGGGCGGTACATCAGCACGGCGGACATCTGGCTCTGACCGCCGATGCCCTTGGTGAAGGCACCCGTGTCGGGCGGGAAGATCACCACGACCCCTGCGGAGATGTGGTGGTCCTTCGGGATCTCAGCGAAGGGCGGCTGCTTGAGCGGCGTCGGTTCGTCCCACCCGGCAGGTCCGTCGCTCGGGATGTCGCAGCCGGACTGCGTGTGCGTGAGCGTCACGACCTCGGAGTCCGCCTTCCCGATGTCGACCCACTCCTTGCCGGGGTCGAACATCGTGAAGGACTCGTAGTGCGTCTTCCACGAAGCCTTCAGGTCGTCGCGCGAGACCGTCAGGTACGTGTCCTCGGTGCCCTGCTGCAAGAGCACGGCGTGCGGGTCCGACTCGTTCGAGGGGATCGTCCAACCGACGATGACGTACACGGTGGCCCCGGCGGTGTGGACCACGGGCGCGTTGACGTGGTGCGGCTTGCGCTTCGGCGCAGGCACGTACACGAGGCTCGCCTTCTCCGCGAGGACCTTCGCCTCCCGACTCAGCGTGTAGTTGAGGTCGGGGTACTTGACCTGAGCCTCGCTGCCGGGCTTCGGCAGGAGAGCGTCGACGACGGACTGGTCCGTGTGCAGATAGACCTTGTACTTCTTGTGCCCGCCCGACGTGGAGACGTAGTTGACGTTCCCCTTCTCGGTGACGATCACGTACACCGCGCCCGTGTCGGAGAAGCCGTACCCGATGACCGTGCGCGTGCCGCCGTTCGGGTGCTGGCGCACCTGTCCGAGAGAGAAGCTGAAGGCACCCTCCGATGCGACGGCGGGCGTCCACCCCTTCTTCTCCAGGAAGTCGAACGCCTGCTGCGTGCCGGACATCTCGAAGTTGCCCTGCTCGGGATCCGGCTCGTCCGCTTCGTGCGAGGACTCGGGCTCCTCTTCGGGCGGGTCGTACGAGGACTCGACCAGCGCACCGACGAACTGCTCCGTCTCGGAGTAGAACTCCCAGTAGCCCAGCTCCGCGTCGCCCGCTGCCATCGTCTTCTGCGTCGACACGACGGCGAAGACCACGTCCTCCTCGAAGGTGAAGTTGAGGGTGATAGCCTGCGACTGCGCAGCGCCCACGAGGAAGATGTCCCCGACGGGCACGCCGATCTTCTCGCCCAGCACGAGGCCCCAGTTGCTCGGCAGCTCGTCGAGTCGCTTCAGCGGGTCGCCGACCTCGACGTGCTTGTAGATCGAGAGCGGTCCAGGAACGATCGCCTCGACGAGCGTCCCGTTTCCGTCGACGGCCTCGCGTCCGAGCAGACCCGGGGACGAGGACGAGCCGCCCACCATCGTCAGCTCTTGCGCGACGTAGTGGCCGTTGTCCGTACCGAGGACGAGGAACTTCGAGCCACTGAACTGGATCACGTCGTTCGGGTTGAACCCGAAGGGCTGTGCAAGCGGCTGTGCGGCGATACCCGGCACTTCCGGCGGGCTGTCCTTGCCCTGGTCCGGCGCACCGCCCTCGACGTTCTGCGCAGCGTCAGAGGCCCACACGGGCGTCAGGTCGCCGGACGCGATCTCCTGCGCGGCAACCGTGTCGCTGAGCGGAGCGACGTTGCCGTTCGACCACCGGAGGCAGACGTAGCCGTCGCCGTCCGTGCTCTTCAGAGCCGCGACGACGGTGACCTTCCCCTGCGGCGACTTGCGGAGCAGATCCTCCCCGAGCTTCGCGTCGGCAAAGTGCTTCTTCTTGAACGCACTCGCGTACTTGGTCTCGCCCAGGGGGATCGCCTCGAACCCGTCCAGGGGGAGGCCGGT